CAGGCACAATCAGTGCCTGCCCGCCTTGTCTGCCAACCATCGCAGCTATCATAATGCGGAACCTTGATAAAACCAAGAAATCCGAACCCCTGACCGATTGGCCTAAGGTTCGGATTCTCTTGCATTGGTGGAGCCCGTGCGACGGTACTCGAACCCCGAAGATCATCGTGCTGCGGGACTATGTCGTCCTCAGAATTGCCGTATAAAGCAAAAGAGCCCCGGCGGGTGCCGGGGCTCTCTTAGTCTATCATGTATTTGCTGGCTGTTGTGACCGCGCAGCAGGCTCCCAGGAATACGAGAGCCGCCACGCTGATCAGGGCGATCATGCCACGCCCAGGATCTTCTTGATCCTGCTCAGAACGTCAGCAGGATCCAGTCCGGAGCCCTTCACCTTGCCGGCGATCTCCTGCGCCAGCACGTCGGCAGGATTCGGCTCGGGCGGCTTCGCTGCGACGCCCTGGATGGTGCAGTAGTCAGGGTTTTCGAGATAGATCCAGCCGGCGCCGCTTTTCAGCTTGCCCCAGCCATCCTGCACCTCGGTGATGGTAAAGACGCCCTTGCCGGTCTGGCCCTTGACCGTGTAGCTCATACCCGGGCCGCTGCGATAGTTCAGGTCCGGGATAATGACGCGGACAGTGAAGGGCGTCGCAGGGAAGCCCTGGACGGCCTCCGGAGCCGCTTCCGGCGCCTGGGTAGTGCCGGAGCCCAGGATCGCATTGACGGCCGCAGCGATGGCGCCGTGGCGCTCGTAGAGATACTGGCCCGGGCAGGCCTTGTTGGCGTAGTCTCGGTGGACGGTCATGTTGCAGCCGTTGACGTGGTTCACGCGGTCGGCCTTGTTGGTAGACCAGACCAGCTGCTTGATGCCGTTGCGCTGGCAGATGTCAGCCACCAGCTTGATCAGGGCGCTGTACGCTGCATCGGTGACAGCGTAGGGGTGCTCGGTGTCGCTGGCGACTTCGATGGTGATGGCGCGGTTGTCGTTCTCACGGCTGGAAGTGCACCAGGAGCGATCCTTCTCGTCGACGGACAGACCGATGCTGCCGTCTTTGCCGACGATGTAATTGGCGCTGCACTCTCTGTCAGTGGTGGCAAAATAGTCGCAGCCCTGCTTGGCCGTCCACTGGCCCACGATGCAGTGGATCGTGATGGTGTCGATGGCGTGGTTGCGAGGGCTGGTCTTGTTCTTGGTGATGTTGGTATAAGTCACCAGAGGGCTGTTGCTCATGGTGCTGGCCTCCTTCTCTGTGGTGTAGGCGTCGTAGAAGGCCTGGCCATAGCTGGCCCGCTTAGCCTTGACGGCGCCGCTCATGTCGGCCGGGCGCTCGTACTTGGTCAGCACGATGTCCGACGCTTCTTTTACGGTCTGGGCTGTTTGGAGCACCTGGAACACGGCGACGTAGCCCTTCAGCTCCTGGTACATGAAGTCGAGCTGCATGATCAGGTCGCCGATGGACGCGCCGGTCTTCTTCGCGTAGTTGAGCATGGCCTCCTTGCGGCTCCAGTATGTCCACTGTGCGAGGCCGTAGCCAGCCCCGTCTCGGACGAAGTTGGCGTAGGCGCCGGAGTCCACGGCCGCCGTGTAGCTGGCGTCCGTGAAGCCCAGGCGCTTCTCGTAGGTGTTCTGGAGGTTCTGCGGATTGAGCCCGCTCTCGGCGTATAGGTTGCCCATGAGCCCCGCCACACCGGCGGGGCTCATTCCTTTGACGATGAAGTAGTTCCAGATGGTCTTCTCAGTGGAGGACCCTGTCACCTTCACGGCTTACTCTCCGGCAGCGCCGGAGTCCTCGCCGGAAGCATTGCCGGCGTCTGCCAAGCCTTCGCCGATGACGTAGCCGATGACAGTCGCGCCGGCCATGATCAGGCCAGTGACCTGAGTGGCAGTCGCTTCAGCGCCGCCCAGGGCGACGATAAGCATGGAGACGAAAGAAGCCACACTGAGCCAGAACTTGCGGCTCGTGAGCTTGCGGATCCAGTCGATCTTTTTCATGGGTTTATTCCTCCTTGTTTTTGTGCAGCGGAAGGCGTTCTACCTCCGCCATGACTTTCTTGGCCGTACCATTCCCGCCGAGCGCCAGATAGGGCTCGTAGAGATAGTCGTGCAGGTTTTCGTATTCGTCCTGAGTGATGTAGCCCCGCTCGACGTAGCAGCTTCCCAGGTAAACGATCCGATCATGGCCGAGGCCGAGCAGCATCGCGCTCTGGCGCTTGGTGGCCTCGTCGCGTTGCTTGTCCTCCTCGGTCTGGCCGTCTTTTTTCTTATCACGGCGCTGGAGCAGGTAGAGGATGATGGAGCATCCTCCGGACCCGGTCAGACCTGCGATCAGCGCGATGATAATGCTGGAAACTTCTGGCGACATCGACGTGCTCCTCCTTTACTTAGTGAGAAGCGACGCCATAGTCCTCCATGGGCTCGCCGTTCTCGTCCAGGCCGAGGGCGTTGAGGTCTGCGATCACGGCCTCCCTGAACTTGGCGGGCACCTGGTCAATGGTTCTGCGTCCTGCGATGATTAAAGCGACATACAAATCTACCATGTTGTACCTCCATAAAATTCGTAAAATAAAGTTGATGATCATGGCTTATTCCCCGAGGGGATCGCCATTAGTGTCAAAGCCGAGCGCCTTCAGACGCTCGACCACTTCCGACTTCATGCCTTCCGGCACGGAGTCAATGGTGCGTCGTTTGTTGATGATCAGCCTGGTGTAGAGCTCTACCATGACGTCCTCCTTTCTACGCCAGCGAAGCGATCAGATCGTAGAGATCCGCGAGGGCCTCCATGATGATCAGCTGGCTGTCGTCGGTTGCGGTCGTTTGCAGTTTCTCCATGATCTGCTGCTGACCGGCGTTTTCCGTCTCTGCCTTGTACTGAGCGTACTCCTCCCGGGTGAGGATGGCCTCGTCGTACTGCCAGAGCTGGATGGACTCCCCTGTGGTAGCGTTGGCCTCGGTGACAGTGGTGATATTACGACGCAGATACACCTTGTCCGGGCTCGACGTGAGATCGAGCTCCTCCGGGCGCGTCTGCTGGGAGCCCCTGACGGTTTTGTAGGTCAATTCCATTGTTTAGCCTCCTTTGATGGTTGCTGATTATTTTCTTTAGCCTCTTGATATTCACATACGGCTTGACCCACTCCAGATACATCGCGTAGGTGTTGGTGTGGTCAATCCAGCCCATATATGAGAGCATCCCGGCAGCCTCCACCCAGTTGATCCGGTGAGCTGCTCCGATCCGGGCTGCTTTGCGTGTGGCACTGATCATAATTGATTTACGGAGGACGGTCCGGTCTCGATGGAACTCGAAGCCCATAAAGTCCAGCGGCCTCCCATGTGTCATGCGAACAGTCTCCGCGGTTGCTCCATACTTCTCCAGGAGCTCGTCCATCGTGGTCTCGCTCTTGGCGTTGGCCTTGATGAAGATCTTCCGACGCCCCTGGTGCATTTTGAGCCGGTACTTCGCCGGCAGCACTTCGGCCAGGGCGTAAAGGTCGGCCAGCTTCTCGCACTCGATGGCGTACTCCGTGACGGTGTACTCCATGCGGAAGACTTGCCAGTTGTCCTTCACCTGGAGGCGGAAATTCTCCCACAAATAGCGGTCGATCTCGGCCATGGCTGCGTGGATGACTTTCTTGTTCCCTCCGAAGATGGTGATGTCGTCCACATAGCGGCACCAGTGCGAGACGTGCAGCTCCTCCATGATCAGGTGGTCGAGTGGCTGTAATAGAAAATTGCTGAACCATTGGCTGGTGTAAAATCCCAGCGGGATGCCTTCCTCCACGCCGTCGATGATGAGGTCGCAGAGGTCCCGGATCTTGCCCGGGCGGATCTTCTCGTGGAGCCAGTTCTTCAGAACGTCGTGGTCGATGTTCTGGTAGAAGTGGCGGATGTCCAGCTTGCCGATGATCCTGGTGTTCCTCTCGTCATGGCGCAGCCATTTCTCGATGTACCTTTTGCCGTAGTGCGCGCCGCGCCCCGGGATGGAGCCCAGCACGAAGTCGCCCATACCGTACATGATGCAGGGCTGGAGGGCCTTCACGGCTACATGGTGAATTATCTGTTCCGGAAAATAGTCCGGTTTGATGATGGTCCGCTCTTTGTGTGGTCCGCTTTGGTTAATGACGACAGCCTCATGGTGGCGGGGTGAGTAGCTGCCCTCCTCGACGATGGCCTGGATGGCTGCGATGGTGTCCTCCATGTGGTTGAGGCGTCTCTGGACGTCTTTGCGGTTTCGTTTTCTCTTGGACGCGTCCATGGCGCAGGTCTGCACTCTATCTGGGGCAGTCGCCTCGGTGTCGTCAATACGGAAACTTTTCATTTGCTTGGCTGTCTTCTTTCTTATCGCCTCGCCGACGTTGGGCCTGGTGCTTACTGGCCGGCGCCTTGCTACGGCTTAATTTCCACTGCTGGTAGCTCTATTTCAAGAGCCTGAGGTGTAGGAACCGGGCGGGCTGTGATTGTGTTGACAAGATAGCGCGGCGCCGATGTTCCAGTTCGTGTTCGAGACGGCATTGTTCAAATTCAGGCAGAAAGCCCCGACTTTCAGACCATTGTTGCAGTTGCCTCCAACGAGTGAAACGGCAGGACGCCCATGGCGCCCGCCCGGTCCCCTTATAATGATCAGTTACACACCGTTACCGGGGGAGGGCCCCCGGACCCCCCGCGCTCGCGGCTACGCCGCGAGCGAAGGCTGTTCACAAGAAAGCGCGGCGCCGATGTTCCAGTACGTGCTCGAGACGGCAGAGTGCAAATTCAGGCAGAAAGCCCCGACCTTCAGACCATTGTTGCAGTTGCCTCCAACGAGTGCATAGCACGAAGCATTGAACCAGAGACCGTCGCAGAAGTAGGTGGTCTCGGAGCCGCCGGCGGTCTGGGGGATCAGGCCGTTCTCGGTCATCTTGGCCGCGCTGATGTAGCCGCCAGAGGTGCCGCCCGGAGTGATGCCGGTGTTGGTGTAGCCGTCGCCGGTGGTGTTGTAGGGCGGCGTCATTTTGACCAGGATCTGCTTGCTGCCGTTGGTCACGCAGCCGCGGATGCGGTTCCAGATGTCGCCGTAGTAGTTCTCGATGTGGAACACTTTCATGGCAGCGTTGCCGCTGGTGCCATAGAAGGCGCCCTTGTTGGAGATCGTGCCGGTCTTCAGCAGGTTGCTGGCGGAGCTGCCGCCGTTGTAGTGACCATAGCCGAAGACGGCCTGGGTGTTGGTGCTCTTGCCCATGAGGATCAGCAGCATGTTGACCATGTTGATCTGGCTCCATGTCTGGGTGTCCCAGAGCGAGCCGTTGTTGCCGGCGTAGGTGATCTCGTCCGTGCCGGTCTTAGAGTTGCAGGGCGTCAGGCCCTTCAGGGAGCGCAGCTTCGAGCCCACCAGGGAGCCCTTGAAGCAGCTCAGCCAGATGTAGTCCATGATGGTGCCGTCTTCCCTGGTGTGGGCGTAGGCGTGGAAGCCCTCGTCCAGCTGGATATTGCAGATCTGCACCTTCTGGAGACTGCCCTCCTCGGTCTGCTTGATCCAGACCGTGTCGAAGCGGGCCATGGCGTTGCCGTCGTAGGAGCTGTTGCTCACATCGGAGGCCTCGCCGCTGCCGGCCTTCTTGGTGTAGTCGTTATCGTCCAGCATGTAGTCAGGGGTGCCGTCGCTCTTGACCATCCAGGCGTGGTTGTTCTGGCGGAAGAAGATGCCTTCCGTCCAGCTGCCGGGCTCGAAGGCGCCGGTGCTGGGGTTGTTCCTGGCTGGAGTGAAGCCCACGGCCATGTCGGTGTAGGCGACCCGGCCGGCCGGGTCGCTGTTGTTTTTGTCGATGGTGAAGCCGTAGAGGACGTAGGCCTTCGGGACCGCACTCACGACGTTCTCCGGGTTCAGGTTGTAGACGCCATGGTCGGAGAAGGGGAAAAAGCGGTAGAAGTATTCCTGGTCATTCACCAGGCCGTTGTCCTCAAAGCTTCCCACGGTGTCGGTGCTGATGAGCACCTGGTCGCCGTCGGTGATGCTCCGGGGAGCCTCGCCCAGCTTGCGGCGGATCATAATGCCGCCGGTAGTCTGGAGTACCTGGCCGTCCACGACGGTCTTCGCCGGCACGCTCCAGCTGATGGTGGCTTTGCCGTCTCCGACCCTCACGCTCTTGACGGTCAGGTTGGAAGGCGGCAGGCCGGTGATCTGGTTCTTCTTAATGCCCGCCAGGACCTCGTCCACGGTGTACTGGGCACCAGTAAAGTCTGCCATGATTTATTCCTCCTTGATGTTCTGTGTATAGGACTCCGTGATCGTCTTGCTGCCGTTGGCGTCAGTAGTCTCGAACGCGGTCGTCTTTGTGTAGAAGTAGTTGCCCTCTGTGGGAGTGATCACGGTGGTGATGCCGGTGGTGCTGCCCTGGCCGTCCTTCTGGAAGGTGGTCACGGCTCTGACCGAGTCGTCCTGGTCGGTCTCCTCGATGCTGGTCGTGTTGCCCTGGGCGTCCTTGTTGATGGTCGTCACCTTAGAGCAGAGGCCGTACCTGTTCAGGAAGACGGTCTGGGTGAGGTTGTCGATCTGGATCTGGAGCGCGCCGGCGATGTCGCCGGCCAGCTTGCCCTTGATGGTGTCGAACCAGGTGTCAAAGTCGCTCTCGGCCGTCTTCTCGAAGGTGTTCAGGGTGTCCACAATATCTTGGCACATGGCCAGATATTCCTCGCGGCTCAGCCGGTAGTCGGCCTCAGTCTTGCTGACGAACTCGGTGTAGAACTGATCGAGCTGAGCGAAGAAGACGCTGGTGTCCAGGTGGTCGATCAGCTGGGTGATGAAGCCGCAGACCGTGGAGTCCATGCGGGTGTCGGTGATGTTGGCCTGGGTGACGGCCGTCACGTTGGCGCCCACGGTCACGGTGGCCAGGCCCAGCTCGTAGTAGTCACCAGCGGCAGGCTGGACGATCTTCGGGGCGACCGGGTTGTTGGCCACGGTGCCGGTCTTGACTACCAGCTCGCAGAGTCTGTCCGCATAGTTACAGCGGAGCACGATGCGGTCGATGCGGCTGTACTGTGCCGGCGCTTTTTCCAGGGTGAGGGTGTTCTCGGCCTCGTCATAGGCGAAGGCGCCGTTGATCATGCCGAAACCGGGCCGGACGGTGACGTTCAGACCTTCCGCAGCTACGACCTGGAAGCAGTCGCTGGGGGACGCCAGGACGCCGTTGCTGACCAGTTTGGAAAAGAGAAGACGGAACAGATCGGAAGTCTCGGCTCGGTCGAAAATGGGCATACCCTCCGAGTCTGTGTCGATGATCTCGCTGTCAAAATATCCGTATCGCATTAGGTTGTTTCCCTCCTTATGATTTTTTTGAGTGAGGTGGACTCGTCATTGCCGAAGGTGATGTTGAGCGTCGCCTTGCTGCCTTCGTAGACCTCCTGGATCTCGGTGATCCGCTTCACGGTCTCGATGCCGACGTCCTGGTTCTGATAGGTGCAGAGATCTCCCAGGTCGAAGTCTTTCATGTAGACGAGGTTGGCGCTGGCGTCGATGTCACTGTTGACGACCTCCACCTGAGCGTATTCGTCCAGCTTCTCCAGGCCGCGCTGCCGGAGCAGGGCGGCGTACTGGGTGTCGGAGTAGGTGCGCTCTGTGCCGCTGCTGTCCTTGTAGGTCTTCTGCAGGTCTCGTGCATCCACGAAGATCTCCCGGCGCTCCTGGGTGGCGTCAGTTCTGGCGTCCACCTCCACGATGACACGATCAGCGTCCTCGCCCTCTCCGGCCACATAGGCGAAGTTGGCGGCATTGCTGGCGTCGCGGTCGTAGACGACATTCTTGACGTTGTAGAACGCATTGGAGAAGGTTGCCGGGCTGTTCACTTCCTGGTCATCGGTGCGATCCAGGCCAGCCCAGACCTCGAACGTGAGGATGTTCTCCTCGAAGTCGAAGACAAGGCGGTGGCTCAGCTCCTGGGTGCGCTCCAGCTCGTACATCTTGTCGCCGATCTGGTCGCCAGTGCTTTGCAGCGTAGTGGACGAGCCCAGACCGGAGAGCGCTCCCAGCCGGATCTGAGGGAAAACACGGTCGCCGTCGCTGGGGCTGATGAAGTACGTCGTCACCAGGGCCCTGCTGATCTCCTCCGGCGTGCCGGTGATATTGGCAGCGGGAACGGTGACGCGGTTGTTGAACAGGGCCTCGCTGAAGTAGCCCTTGCAGTAAGCTGTGCAGGCGCCCTTGCTGGTCTGTGTGTAGTTGACCTCCCGGATGACGCCCAGCTCCTGCCGGTCGTGCCGGAAGATATAGCGGCCCGAGTTCAGCAGCGGGAAGTATTCCACGGCTGTGTGGATCTCGAACACGCCCGGCTCATAGTATCGCCGGTTCCAGATCAGTGAGCGGTAGATGGAGAACTCGCCGAGCAGCTCGAAGCTGGCGTTTAATACTGAAATTCGCATAATTTACACCCCCAGATATTTGGGCGTGTAGTAGAGGTTGACGTCCAGATTGACGTAGTTCTCGTCGGCTGCGTATTCCAGATAGTTGTCGCCCACGTCCAGCTGGAAGGGGTTGCTGGCCCTGTCCACTCGCTGGTAGCAGTTCACGCCATTGAGCTCGACGACCTGGTGCCGCTCGTTGGTGTCGATGACCAGGACGTCGCCCATCTCCATGTCCACCTTCACCCTCATAAAGTTGGATGTTCCGACCTTGGCGATCTTCGGGTTCTTTACCGGGCCACGAGTGGCCACGAACTTGATGATCACACCGGTCTGAACGTCGCCGTCGTTGGCCAGAGCCACCTCCTGGCGGAGCGTTCTGTAGGCCATGGCCATGCCGCCCAGGGCGAGCCCTGTGTAGGGCTTAGGCACGCCCAGGACCTTCTGGCTGGTGACTCTCCACGGGAACGCGAACAGGGCGGTGAAGGCTGCCATGTTCTTGCCGAAGTTGTCCGTGTTGAGCATATACGGATCCGGGCAGAGGAGGTCGACCACGATCTTCAGGCGGCTGTTGAGGTTGGCCTGCTCTTTGAAGCTCCAGCCCTCCAGCTCGTACTCGATGTTGCGGCTGACGCCCATGTTGGTGATCAGCGCCTTGCCGGTGTACTTCGGGTTGAAGAACTTGATCACCTTCTGCCGGTTCTCCGCGTTGTTTTTCAGATCCCGGAAGGCCGCCTCGATGTGGATCGGGCGGGCCTGGATCTTCTTGCCGTCGACTGTTACGCCGTCGACGAGGGCATTGTCTGACGTGCTCAGGGAGATGTCGGACGACTCCAGTCCGGAGACCTTTGTGATGTCCAGATCGGAGCCGGGCCCCATGGTGAGGGTCCGGCCGTTGCAGGTGAGCACGATCTTCAGGGTTAATTTATTCATTTCACACCTCCGACCAGCTTTCTGACAGCTTCGCGCTGTGCTTTGTTTACCTCGGACGGGCTGGCGACCGGAACGTGGTACTCATTGTTCTGCTCCACGCGGTTGTCATAGTAGACCGTGGTGCCGACGCCGGCGGCCCTCAGACCGGCAGCGTGAGAAGCCCCGAGAGCCATCTGGGAGGTGGAGGCTGCCAGCTCGGCACGCATGGCGCCGACGAGCTCCCCGGCTCTTGCCTTCAGGTTTTGCAGCGTCTCAGGCATGGACCTGTCGATGCCTTCACCGATGCCGGGCATGATCCAGCGGCCGACCTCGTCACGGAACTCACGAGAAGGCGATCCGATGTCGAGGGCGTTCTTCGCAGCTTGCAGCAGGCTCTGGGCCAGGTCTGCGACTTTATTGGTCAGCCAGGACCATCCTGCGCTGATGCCGTTCCAGAGGCCCTGGACGATGTCAGAGCCGACGGAGACCATGAGGCCCGGCAGTGTACGGACGCCATCGAGGACGGCGTTGACGAGGCCTGTGGCTGCCGCCTGGCCCTTCTGCACGAGCTGGATCGTCCACTGGTTCAGCTTGTTGGCCGTATTAACCAGCCAGACCCAGACCTGCTCGGGGAGCTGCTGCACCCACTGGATGACAGTCTGGACCATGGTGTTCATCGCCGTGCCGGCTGTGGTCGCCATATTGGCGCCCCACTCGCCGATCCGGGCCACCATGTTAGAGCCCCAGGTGGTGATGCTGTCCAGGGTGGACTGGAAAAGCTGGTTGACCGCGTCGGGCATGGTCTCCAGACCGTTCAGCAGGCCCTGGATGATGTAGTTGCCCTGCTCCGCCATAACGGTGCTCGGGCTGTTGATACCCAGGAAGCTCTTGATGCCGCCCAGGATGTTGCTGCCCAGCTGGCAGGCTGCGTCCCATACTGCGGACGCACCAGCGGCCAGGCCGTTGACGATGCCGTTGATGATCTCCGGCACGGCCGCGCCGATGTCAGCGATCAGCTGAGGGACGGCCGCGGTGATCTGACCCCATACTTCCTGGGCGCTTGCCAGGACCTGCGGGCCCGCTGCGATCAGGCCGTTGATGATGGCCGTGATGATCTGAGGCAGTGCGGCCACGATCTGGGGCACGATGACCGGGATGGCCTCGATCAGAGCCAGCAGGAGCGTGATGCCTGCCTGGAGGATCTGAGGAACTGCTGCGGTCAGCGTGGAGACTGTGGACTCGATAATCTGAGGCAGCGCTGCGATCAGCGCGTCGATCACGGTCGGGAGCGCGTCCACCAGGGCCAGCAGGAGCGTGACGCCTGCCTGGAGGATCTGAGGAACTGCTGCCACCAGGAAGCTCACCACGGAGTTGATGATCTCCGGCAGTGCTGCGATCAGAACAGGCAGCGCAGCGAGCAGACCATCAGCCAGGCCGATGATCAGCTGGAGTGCACACTCCAGGAGAGCCGGCAGCTGGTCGATCAGCGTGGTCACGGTGTAGGCGATCAGCTCGACGAGAGCCGGCAGAAGCACCGGCAGCATGGAGCTGATACCGTTGACGATGCCGGTGAAAATGTCCACCAGACAGCCCAGGAAAGAGCCCAGGCCGTCGCTGCTGATGAAGTCCGTGATCTTCTGCACGGCGTCCTCAGCAGCCGCCACGAAGTCGAAAGCCGTGACAGCGTCCCGGGCCTGCTCCAGAATACTCTGGCCGGCAGAGAGGACTGCAGGCACGATGGCAGCAGCCAGTCCCGGGATCTGGGAAACGATGGCACCGGCCAGAGCCGGCAGCGTCTCAGCGAAGCGCGGGATGATCTCGGCCAGGTTCTTGACGATATTGTCCGCTGCCGTTGCGAAGGCGTCGGCCAGCTGATCAGCATCGCCGGAGCCGTTCATGAAGTTATCCCAGGCGGCCTTCGCCGCTGCCATGGATCCCTCCAGCGTCTCGGAGGCTTCCTTGGCTGTGGTGCCGGTGATCCCCATTTCTTCCTGGATCACATGGATCGCCTGGTAGACGTCGTTCAGGTTGTTGATGTCATACTTGACGCCCGTCAGCTTCTGAGCATCGGCCAGCAGTCGCTCCATCTCGGTCTTCGTGCCGCCGTAGCCCAGCTTCAGGTTGTCCAGCATGGTGTAGTTCTGTTTTGCGAAGCCCTGGTACGCGTTCTGGATCATATCCATGGACGTGCCCATCTTGTTCGCATTGTCGGCCATGTCGATGATGGCCATGTCCGCCACCTTGGCGGCTTCCTCGGTGTTGCCTCCGAGGGACTGGAGCAGGGACGCCGAGAAGCTCGTGACCGTGCTCATGTAGTCGTTGGCAGACATTCCTGCCGTCTGGTAGGCGCGATCCGCTGCGGCGATGACTGCGTCCGCAGTGTCGCCGAACAGCGTCTCGACGCCGCCCACGTTCTGTTCGAGAGCGCCCACACTGCTGAGGGCCGTCTTCCCGAGGTTGACCAGGCTATCGACTGCCCTGGTCATCATCTGGCCGCTGAACACGCCCAGCGCCTGCTGTGCGATGCCTGCGACCTTGCCCATCCCCGACTGTAGACCGCCGGAGTCCAGGCTTGTGTCAAATTTTAGGGTTCCATCTGATGCCATGACCTTACCTCGCTACCGTTCAAGAGTGCGGCAGGGTTGCCGCCGTTCATAAGTAGGTTGTTTAGGTCACTTTCGAGCTGCTGACGGTCAGCCGACTGAGGGAGAGCGTAGATGCGCTTCATCTTCTCATAGTGCTGCCGCTGCTCCTTGGACATCTTGGCCGGGATCTTCATCGTGCGGTAGCCGATGATCTTGACCAGCTGCGTGTCCTCGGGTAGCGATCTAAAGAGCGCTCGGAACTGCCACCAGTGGAGGGGGCGCCGCGCCAGATCCAGGCCGTAGGCCTGCATGAACGCGGAAAAAATATAATCAGCGTCGTGCTCGTAGGAAAAAGGCGGTTCATCGTTGACGGTGTCGTCTGCGGACTTGCCCGTCGTCTCTGCGGGATCCGCGCCGCAGCGGTAAAACCAGACCATCTTGCTGATCGCCTCGTCGAGCACATCAGGGTCAAAAACGACGCCGGGGAAGTATAACTGGAGCGCGGTCTGGATCTTCTCCAGATCATCGAGCTCAGGATCTTGCAGCACTTCCTCGAACAGTATGCCTGTCCGGAAGTGCGTGCTGATCGGGACCAGCCGGCCCGCGATCTCGACTTCCTCCGGCAGCCCGTCGATCAGCAGGTTCAGCGCTTTTTACCCTTGCCGTGCTTCTGGGAGACGAACTGCGCGGTCTGCATATTACGGACGGCGTTCTGCTGGCGCTGGGTGTAGCGGTTGGTGAGGTCGTTGAGAGCCTTGCGCTCACCAGCGGCCCACTCGCTGACCTTCTCGATGGCCATGAGGTGATCCATGACGTTCATCTTGCCACCGAACAGCTTGACAGCCGTGCCGGCGCCGAAGATCTCGTCGAAGCAGGTGTTGACGACTTCGCACTGGGCGCGGTAGTTGGCCGCAGCAGTCGGGAAGCTCTGACGCTTCGCCTCCAGGGCAGAGTCGCGCATTTTAACCATGGCCGTCTCGAACTTTTCCATGAAGTCGGCGTCCATCAGATCGCCTTCGAGCTTGACGTTGTTAATGATCAATTCCATTATTTTGTTTTCCTCCATTGGTCGGTGCCATAAAAAGAGCACCAGCAGGCTGCACCGTTTGGCCTGCTGGTGCCTGGTCGCTCACTGCCTGATCAGGCCAGTCGTGCGGAGCCAGTTGTTGCAGTGTTTAGGGCTTAGCCAGCTGCTGCGGTGTCGTACTTGCCCTTGAAGTCGCCGGCGGTGAACTTCTTGGCCACGGTGTCGAACTTGCCCAGAACGGGATCGCCGACGGCGTGCAGGGTGCCGGTGACGCTGATCTTCTCGCCGCCGGCGCCGGAGTTTTCGCTGACCTCGTTGGCCACGGTAAACTGGCGGGCGGTGTATTCGGCAGCAGACTCAGAGGTCTCGCCGATGGGGTTGAACAGCTCCACGCGGACATACTTCAGCTGGGCGTCGCTGCCAGTGGCGTGATCGCGGCCCATCTTCCAGAGCTTGTAGATCGCCTTCTGGGAAGGGATCAGGCGGGACTCGTAGGCGAACTCGGTCTCGTAGCTGGTGATGTCGGTGGATGCAGTGACCTCGTTGATGTAGGTCTCGCTGTCGGTCTGTGCGTTGGGGCTCTCGTCCAGAGTGGTGAAGCCGGTGCCCATGAGCTCGAAGACGCCGTCAATCTCGGCATAGTCCGCGATGGCGTTGCGAAGCAGGGCAGCACGGCTCTCGTCAAAGAGCTGAAGATCAAACTTTTTCATGTGCTTATGCCTCCTTGTGATAAATGAGTTCTAACTGGATCTGATAGCGTGCGTTCCTCATGGCCTCGTCGAACATATAGCCAGACGAGAGCACGCTGAGCTGCTCCGGGTGCATACCTTCCGGCAGCTCCGGGAACTTGCCAGCCGCCTCCTGAGCCTCGACCCAGTTGGCGAAGTCCTCGTAGAAGGTGCTGTTGGCAATGTTCTGGAGCCGGTCCATGCTGTAATACTCCCGGCTGCCGAAGTTGAACTGGTAGCGCCGGTCGGAGCTGCCGTCAATGTACGTCTCGATGATGGGGTTGAAGATCCCCGTCTCGATGGTGTACTCCTGCGGCTTATCTCCCAGGGCGTCGACGCGGAACACTCCGGCGCTGAGGAGAGGGCAGTCCCTGAAATAGTTGGCGACGCCCTCGATGATTGACTTGACCATGTTGGGCCTCCTTTACTTTCCGTTGACCAGTCTCAGGATCTGCGCTCTGTGTGCGGTTTTCATTCTCTCGAACCACATACCGCCGCGCCTGGAGTCGTAGCTCCGGGTCTGGCTGGTGTTGTAATACTGCCGGCGGGCGTATGGTGCGATGTACTGCACCTCGCCGGAGCCGATGACGGTGCCCAGCGTGCCGGATCGCTCCAGGGCGCCGGTGCGCTTAGGGACCATCGGAGCGCAGAGCCTGAGCACTTCGCTGTCGATGATCTCCTGCTTCTTGCTGAGCACTTCGTTCATTCTCGGGGCGCAGCCGGCGTTCCAGATCAGCTGGGCCTTGCCGTTCTTTCCCTGGATGATGACGCCCCTGGGGTTGGTGATGGGCTTAAACGCCATTTTACTCGCCTCCGATCCGCCAGTGCTTCACGGCGGCCGAGCCTCTGATGGTGTTGTCAGCGTACTCCTTGACGTGGATCAGCTGGCTGTGAGCTGCGAGCTCCTCCAGCGCTCCGGCGTCAATGGGATCTGCCAGTGCGGTCTCCATCGGCACGACATAGTCGCCCGTCTGAAGTGTCCAGCAGCCGGCAGCGGCTGCGTCGTCCATGCGGGCATACTCAGCCTCGGAGACGTAGCCCCGGCCGTTCTGGACCGTTGCGTTGGCCGGGATCCGCAGCTTGTAGGCGAGGCTCTGGGAGTGAGCTCCGTCCGTGGAGTGGCCGGAGCTCTTATTTTCCAGAAACGACGCGCTGCGGATGCAGGTCGGGAAGTAGACCTCTCGACGGTCTGCACTCAGTCGCTTATTAAAGACTGTGATCGCTGTCTGAACATACACGGCTGCAGCCTCCCTTCAGGACCCGACTCAGCCATCCGGTCGGCAGCAGGTAGACGCGGACGGCCTCGTAGATCTTCTTCCGGAGAAGCTCCTCGGCTGTCTGGCCATCCTGGCCTTCCGTGATGTAGGTCACGGAGTAGCCGTCGTTGGTCTCGCTTTTCACACCTGCCGCCTGATTGCCGTTTGCACTGGCCTGGGTATTGTGATAATGAACGACCTCCGCCGCAGCGCAGACCGCGAGCTTCACGCGGTTGTCCTCTTTGGCGAAGATGTCCCCGTTGATATAGGTCAGGTAGCCGATGACCGCCTCCGCCTTGGCCTCGGCCTTTTTGAAGTCAGCCTCCGAGAGCAGGCCCCCGAAGGTCTGGCTGTAGTATTCATGGGAGACGTACATCAGGCTGCACCTCCTTTACTTAGGCGCCGGCAGGGGTCAGCACGGCGAACGGGAAGCGCTTCGCCTTTTCCTTGGCCATGGCGTTGACAGGGTTCGGGATCTCCCAGCCCAGACGCATGACAGCACGAAGGGCCACCATGTCGTTCTGCATCAGGTTGTAGGCGATGGTGCCGTCAGTGTTCTGCACGACGCCCTCAGTGAACAGCTTGAAGGTGATGTCCTGGCGGATGGAGTACACCAGCTGAGAGAAGTCGCCGGAGATCATGTGAGCCTTGGTCTTGTCGAAGGCGCCATTGCGAGGGAACTGGATGGCGGAGCCGTCCAGGGTATAGTTGCCAGCCTGCTGCATGGAGTTCAGGAACAGAGGGCGCTGGCTGCCGTCCTTCAGGCCGCGCAGCTTAGCCCGCATACCGATGTCGGCCACATGACCGGACACGAAGTAGCCGGACTCCTCCACCTTGGAGATGATGCCGCCCTCGCCGAGCAGGTCAGTGTAGAGATCAGCGGAGATCTGCTTCACCGCGCCGGCAGTAGTAGCGGAAGGCACCAGACCCTCACGCCAGGTTGCAGGCTTGTCAGTGCCGAACAGGATGGCGGCGTCGATGACCTGGCCAAAGGCCTCCTGGATACGAGGACGGACCTCGCCCCAGATGTCGTAGTCGGCGTCGTCCAGAACTGCCTCGGGGATGGGGACGATGACCGCGATCTCCTCGGCGATGATGGTCTTCTTGTCCCATGCCTGTCTGGTGGTCTTCTTCTGACCGGTGTCGCCGTTCACGAAGTAGGCGATGGGCAGAGCATCCAGAACAGGGAGACGGGTCTGGGCTGCAGTCATGTTAGCCAGACGGCGACCCATGGAGAGGACAGCGGACTGGGCGATGGCGCCCTGGATGATTTCCGCAGCACGCTCCTCGGGGATCAGGGACTCGGCGCCGGATCTGTCGATGATCTGGGCGTCAGTCTCAAACAGCTGAAGATTAAAGAACTTTTTCATGTGGTTATACCTCCATAATTTTGTGAGTTATCTCCGCGCCGCTCTGCGGATGGCGTCGTTGATGAAGGAGTTGCTCTTGGTATCAGAGCCACCTGCACCGGAGCCGTCCGTGCCGGTCTTCACGCGGTAGGATCCGCTGCCGGCAGTGGTAAAGCGCGGGTTGTCTTTCAGGAACTTGGTGACGGCCTTGTCGAAGTCCAGCTTGCTGTCCTCCTTCATGAGAGCCCGGGCCTTGAACATGACATAGTCAGCGTCCTCGTCGCGGACTCCCTTCTGGCGGAGTGTCTGGGCGTCCTTCAGAGCGTCACGCTCTGCGCGAGCTTCGTCGCGCTCTCTTGTGATGGCGTCCACGTTGGGCTTCTGCGCTGCCTGCTGGGCCTTGTAGTCCGCGATGGCCTGGTTGATCTGCTCCTCGCTCAGACCCTGCTGCTGGAAGTAGGAAGCGAGGGCGGCCCTCTCAGCACGAGAGGCTCTGGCGTTTGCGATCTCCTCGGCCTGCTGGAAGCTGTAGCTGGGGCCAGCGTTGCCGCCATTGTTCCCGGCGTTTCCTGCCTGGCCGCCGTTGCCAGATCCGGCGTTGCCGCCCTGGTCATTGCCAGCGCCGCCCTGGCCGCCGTTGTCCAGGAGCTGAAGGTTGAAAAACTTGTGCATTGTTATTCCTCCGTTTTTGTGATGAGTCGTGATCATTCCCGCCGCATTTAGGGAGCGGCGTCTGCCCATAATAAAAGCACCTCGCGGCGCTTAAACTATTGTGATATTTCCGTAGCTGCCCTGGATCCCGTAGATCCCCAGCAGCCAGGTGTCGATCAGGGCCTTGCCGATGTCGTTCAGCCGGTCCCACTTGATCTGCACGTTGCCGGGCTCGGTGATGGCCTCGATCTGGAGGCCGGCGATCTCCCGCAGCCCCTCGATCAGCGTCAACGTGACCGAAGACACGGCCGCGCAGATGATATTATTGCCAGGAGGCACGCCAGCAGGCCGCTCAGCGTGCCCTGTGACGCTCAGACTGTTCTCGTCGACGTGGATGTTGATCATGTGCTTCCTCCTCTCTGAGCGGCGTCCTGGCCCGCTCTGCGGCGCTTCTCGGCTCGCTCCTGAGCCTTGGCGATCTGCTCAGCCTGCCAGCGGGCGTAGACCTGCGGGCTCGGTGAGATCCTGCCAGTGGTGCGGCCGGTATAGACGCGCTCCATCTGCTCCTCCAGGCCCATCGCAGCGGAGAAGCTGCGGTACTGCTCCAGCTGGGCCTGGTACTTACACTGGGCGATGGTGATGTCTTCCTTGTCAGCTCCGGCAGTGCGGAGGAGCTGCACCTGCTCACGCCTGGCCCTCATGGCCGTCTCCATCTGCCTCTGCTTTTGGGTGGCCTCGTAGGCGTTATACTCCTTGCCCCGGAAGCTGCGCGGGATGGCCTCCCTGCGGTTCTGCTCCTCCAGCCACTCGTCTGTGTAGAGGCGCTCGCTGATGCCGGGGATGAATGGGTAGTAGGTGTGCCGGCAGTTCCAGCCCAGCAGCCCCGGGCCGGTGCCCAGGCCGCACTTGGTCGTCAGCTGCTCCTTGGTGTAGACCTTGCCCTGCCATGCTGCGTGCTCCGGTCTGGCGCCTCCGTGCCATGTGACCTCGAAGTAGTTGGTCCCCAGCCGCTGGGCGTTCAGATCTGTGACGTGCTGCGTCAGCTGGCCGAAGCCGGTGAGAAGCGCGCGCCGGGCGGCCACGTCCACGCGATTGTGCCAGCCGCTGGCGTAGTCCACGCCGTAGTCGCTGCCGCCATCGCTGAAGGCGTGGTCAGTCCGGAGCCCGGAGGCTGTCATCTGACTGACCAGGCGCCGGACCAGTGTGTTGTAGTCGTAGGCGCCGTTGGCCATGCCGGTGATGGCGTCGTCCAGGTAGCGGTTGTAGACGTCAGACAGCGGCGTGAAGATCTTCCGGCCGCTGCCGTTCTCCAGCATGAAGCCGGTGCTCTTGGTGATGTTGTAGAGCTCCTCGGTGGATTGCTTCACCAGGGCGTCGGTGATCTGCTGGAGCTCAGGGTTCAGCTCGTAGGGGATGAACTCCTTGCCGATCTGCTCATAGAGCGACCGGTCGCGGGTGTATTCCCGCTCGATGACCTCAGCGTAGAGCCGGCGGACTTCTTCCTCGTTTCCGCCCACGGCTCTCCGGATCAGGTCCTCGATGTCCTGGGTGCTGTTGCCCAGGATGACCAGGCGCTGGATCTGCCAGTCGGCGGCGTCGGTGATCCTGCCGGCCTTCTGGATCCTGCGGATGATGTCGTCCATGATCGACATCTCCAGCGCTCTGTATTTCGCCTCGACTCCGGCGGCGAGTAGGTTCTGGTAGCTCTCGTCCATCGGGTTACATCATGACAGCAGCGGACTGATCCGGCAGCTTTCCAGCTGCGACCTCCTCAGTCTCGCCGTACCACTTGGCGCGGTACTCCGGCAGACCCATGGCGCCCATGGCGACGTCCTTGCGGTCCTCAGCTCGCTCGGTCTGCTTGTCCTCGACGATGGAGTCGTCGAAGTCGATCACGATGTCGGTGTCCTCCACCAGGCCGGACACGTTGGCGGTCACGCCCAGGCGGATGATCGTGTGGATCAGATCGGTGAGAGCGTCCCGGAGGATGATCTCGTGCTTGCGGATCGTGCGGTACATATCGGAGTTTTCGCTGATGACCTGGGTGGCCGTTGCGACCGAGCCGCGCTCAAAGCGGTAATACTGGGTGCCGAAGCCACACTTGAAGCTCAGCAGGTTCAGATCGTTGTTGATGGCGGTCTCGTGCTCCTCGATCCGGAGCTCCATATTGACCTCGCGCATGGCTTCCTTGGTGTTCTTGAAGTAGTCCTCCGGCAGCGTGTAGAAGACGCTGTCGTCCGGGTCAAATACCTGGGAGCCATTGGCGTCGGTCAGCATCTCAGGCGCCACGAAGACACGCTTGCGGCCGAGGGTGAACTCGTTGGCGTAGCTGTCGTACTCCAGGTCGATCTTGGCCAGGACGTCGATGCTGTTGGCAAAGAGCGCCACGCCCATCGGGTTCGTGTCGTCCTCGTCGACGTTGTTGGCGATGTTCAGCTTGTCGATGACGAACTGGGGCTGCTTGGAGCCGGTCTCGACTGTGGCGGCCAGACCCTCAAAGTGCGGGATCTTGTTCCACTCCTCGGGTGTCAGCTCACGACCGGCGCCAGAGCTGCACTCCACGACGGTGTTCTCGATGACGTACTGATAGCCCAGATCCTCGCCGTTCTCACCGACCAGAGGCACTAGCTTGTGGTGCTGGAAGTTGGCGTACTTCTTGCGCTTGTAGGTCTTCGGGAAGACGAAGATGCACTCCGTGATCCTGGAGTTCTCCCAGGCAGTCGGGAAGATGTTCCTGGCCACCACATAGTCCAGCTTGACGTCGGCGCTGATGATGCGGCCCTGATCGTCCAGCTCTGTGTTGGTCAGGTAGGGCACATAGGCCACGGTGCCGCAGGCGGCCTTGCGCTCCTGGTACTCGTTGCCCTGCACGGTGAAGTTCGCAGCATCGAGGACGCTGCGGACGTACTTGGCAGTGGTCTCGTCCTTGATGGTGATGGTGACGCGCTCGTTCAGCAGCAGGTCGCTGATGTCCTCGCAGATCTTCTTGGCCATGCCGAGGCTCTTGCGGTGGCAGCGCTCATACTGCCCGGAGCCATGGTAGACTCGGAACTGGTGGAACTTTCTCACGTTCGACCTGTACCAGCTGTCCCACATGGCGATCTTGCTATAGAAGGAGCTGTCGATGGTGTCGATGCCCTTCTTCTTGAAATACTCGAAAATGTTCATTTTATGACTCCTTCCGGCTCCTCCTCTTTATCCCTGACGGGTAGGTAGTGCTTTACTTTCGACCACATTCCCATGACCAGGTAGCGGATCGCGTCCATGGCGTGGTCGTCTTGTTTGACCGGCACCTCTCGGCCCTTCTCGATGCTGTCCTTGTCGTATTCATACAGACCGAACTCCCGGACGGCGTTCTCCTGGTCTGGTGAGATGGTCAGCAGCTTGAAGGTGAGGAGCTTCTGCACGCGGGAGATCCCCAGCGCCACCTCGTTCTCAGCGTCACGGATCAGCACGGTGTAGCCGGTGCTTCGTGTGGCTCGTTTGATTTCCTCCATCAGGCCGCGAGCCGACGGGTCGATGAAGGTATAAAAATAGCTGCACGAGTAGGTCTCATGCAGCTCGTCCAGGAACTTGACGAAGTCCTTGGCATATTCGCTCGGGCTTTTCTGCGTGCCGGACTCCCGGCCGCTGTGGTAATATTCGGCCAGACCTTCCAGCCGGCGCTTGGATTCATTCAGGCCCGCAGCCTGGAAGGTGGTGGCGTTCTGCTGGCCATAGTCCACACCGACGCCGATGATCCGGTAGGACTCGGCCTCCGGTCGTGCGATGGCAGCGTCGCCGAACATATAGTAGATCAATTCGTCGACGCCGATGGAGAGCCCCAGCCAGAGCCAGCGCCACTGCCGCTCGTCGACTTCCCGGAGGATCTCGGCGGACTCGATCAGTTTGGCGCCCAGCCACTCCGGAGGCACGTCCCGGTAGTCCACATGGACGTGGATGCAGTCCGGGCGCTTCTCCATCTTCCGGCACCAGGTAACGACCGGCGCGTTGGGGTTCTTCGGCGGGTTGTAGAGGTAGAGCATCTGGAAGCCCTCGGTGTTGCCTCTGATGAAGGTCGCCTCGATGTTCTGGAGCTCGTCCTCGCCCTCGCCGTCGGTGAAGAACTCGCTGACCTCGTCCAGCAGGACCAGCTTGATCGGCTTGTTCTCGTCGATGATGCCCTTGGTGTCGTCGATGCTGTCGGATCCGGTGAAGTAGATGGTGTTCCCGTTGGCCTTGTAGGTGATTTCCATGGGGCTGATGGTGATCTTGAACAGCCGCTCGTCGAGGCCCAGCCTCTTGATGGCTCTCTTGATCTCCTTGTAGACCGTCTTCCGGAGCTTGTTGTGCCGCTTGCGGATGACCACGGCAGAGCAGTCCTCCTCGTTGACGATCTTATACACGACCTCGATGGCAGCCTCCGAGGATTTGGTGCCGGCACGGCCGGAGGTCAGGATCTTATGAGTGTGGTCCCGGTCGTTAAAGACTGGCCAGAACTTCCGGATGATCAAGTCACTGATGCGGATCGTTCGTGTCATTGATGATCACCACTTTCTCGATCTGATCCGCGCCGTCGTTGATCTTAGCCTTTAAGGCTTGCAGCCGGGCCTTCTGCTCCTCGGTGGCAGCTTCCCAGTCATTATGCAGCATCTCGTCGTACTGCTTGATCAAGCCCCGGAGCGTGTCCATGGCCCTCGCTTGGGCCTTCATGAAATTGGCCTGTTTGTCCCAGGCCTGCTGCACCTCCCACTTCTCGCCCCAGGACTCGGTGCCGCTGCGGTCCTCGATCTTCTCGATGGTCTTGTCCTCGGCGTCCTTGACGTAGGCGATGCGCTGCGCTCGGAGGATGGCCGTGTAGGAGAAGCGGATCTGGTCCCAGAGCAGGTCCAGCGGATCGGCGTCCTGGAGTTCTCCGAAGATCTCCATCGTCTCCTCCGGGAGATACTTGGAATAGAAGCCGAACTTCTCGGCCCTCTTGTTGCCCTTCGGCGCCGCCCGGTTCCTGTTGCCAGGCTGGCCGCCTCGTTTGCGAGCGTTCGGTTTTTCAGGTTCCGAGCGCTCGCTGTCCCATTTATAGGTGCACTTCCATCGTCGGACGGTTCCCTCCGGGATGTCCAGCTTCCGTGCAATTTCGATTAGTTTGAGGCCCTGCCGGTACAATGCAAGGGCCTCGTTTACTTTCGAGTTCCTTGCCTTGGGCATGGTCTCGCCGCCTCCTTATTCGGTGTTTTGAAAAGAAAGAGAGCAGGCCGCCTGTGCCTGCTCTCACGATTCCACGATAGCATTATACCATGGATCTCTTTGCAATGTTCGCCGACTTACTCTGACACAGTGAATCGGTCGATAAGATCGAACATATCCATGACGTCCAGACGCTCTCCTTCGTGCTCATTTTTAAGTGCAATATAAAAAGCGTCTATGTCCAACCACGCCCGGGGCTTTTTGCTTCGCTGCCCGATTTTTGTGAGCTCGGACTTCGGGGTCAGCACTCCGTAGCACTTCCCGCATATCACGATTAAATTATCGAGGTCGTCCGACCCTCCCAAAGATCGCGGAATTATGTGATGCACTTCCAACTTGCGCGGATCTCCACACAATTCACATTGTCTTTTTAGATCCAGCAGATACTTTTTCTTAGTTTGCAGTTGACAGCCGTCAATATTCACGCTGCACCTCCTAGAAGTCGTTCAGAAGCTCGTCCTCGGCCTCCTGGATGCGTTTCTCAGCGATCTCGAAGTATTGGTCGGACAGTTCCATCCCGATGAAGCTGCGGCCGGTTTTGACCGCCGCGACGCCCGTGCTGCCTGATCCCATGAAGGCGTCCAGAACAACGCCGCCAGAGGGGCAGATCGCCAGCAGCTGCTCCAGGAGTTCGACGGGTTTCTCCGTCTGGTGGAAACGCTGCTTCGGGTTGACCATCGGGACATGATAGACGCCCGGCATGGCCTTGGTGCCCTTGGCGGCCTTCCAGTCTATCGGCAGGTCGCCGTTGGAGCACCAGACGACGTACTCGCAGTCATTCCGGAAGCGCCCCGGCTGGTTTCTGCTGATGCCTTTGTCCCATACGACGACGCCCCTCCACACCCAGCCGGCCATCTGCACGGCGTCCGTCATCGCGGGGAGGTTTCTCCAGTCCACGAACATTTCCAGGATCCCCCCCCTCCCTGGTCTTTTGCCTCAGCTCGCTGCACACCCATCGCATGAAGGCCGTGAAGCTCCGCTGGTCCATATTGTCGCCGGAGAAGGCCGGGAGCCTGGCGGCCCCGTTGAAGTCGTTGTCGGTGTACTTGGCCGTTGTGCTGGCCTTGCGATCTCCGGCATGGGTGCCGCCGGAGGAGTAGGGAGGATCGCAGAGGATCAGGTCGACACTGCCAGGATCAACTTCCTGAAGCATCGCCAGGCAGTCACCATGCAGGAGTCGTATCATCCTAAAACCTCCCCCAGATGGGTGACGCCCATCTTCCTGAAATGATACGCCCTGCGGACGCTGTAGTTGATGGCGTCGGCCACCTCGGTCATCGGTGCCCGTGCTATGTAGAACTCAGTCAGCACGGTCTTTTCGTTGTCGTCTTCCAGCTTCTCGATGGCGTCGCTGATCTCGATGACCAGGGTGGCCTTCTCACGCCGGAGCTGCTCGATCTCTCGATCCAGCTCGTCCACTCTGGCGATGACGTCGGCCATCTTATCGGTCGGAGTGCTCTGGACCCTGTCGCGGTCATAACGGACGGCACCAGGCAGCAGGCAGGCCCTCAGCTCGTCCCGCTGGGTCTCTTTCCGTCTGATGATGATCTCCTTGCGTCGGATCTGCATCAAGAAGTCATAGGTCTCGTCTAAAGTCATGACGGCGTCACCTCCTTCGTGAGAAGCTGCTCCAGGCTGACGACGATCTTGTCAGCGCCCAGGGCGAAGCCCAGCTCGCGGTTGGCGCCTCTGGAGCTCTCCCATCCGGGAAGCTGCACCAGGTAGTCAGCAGCAGACAGGAGGGCCAGATCGACCTGCATGATGCCCTCGTAGCCCATCTCCTCCACGGGGGGGGACTGGTCGAGCTCGGCGGGGTTAATGACGACGTAGCCCAGCTCCTTCAGTGCGGCGGCAGCCTCAGCGAACTGGCGCCGGTAGTTCTTGTGGCCCGTGATGGGGCCGCTTAAATATCCGATCATCTGAAGGTCCTCCCTGTCTTTTTGTGTTTTAATGTGATGCGGCCGACGATCTCAAAGCCGGCCATGTCAGCCAGCAGGCGGAAGGTGTGGATCAGGTCCTTGTTCTTGCGCTCGGCCTCATTTTCTTCTTGTATAATGCTTTTGGTTCCGTGGTAGGCTGTCAGATCGAGATAGCCTTCCTCGTTTCTTCTTGGGTCGCTCATTGCGTTCTCCTTTCCTTCAGTGCAGCCATCAGAGCCGCCTGGCTCATGTCTTTCTCCTGGAGGGCTCTCATGACCTGCTCGTCCACGGTGCCCTCAGCGATCAGGTGGTGGATGATGACCGGCTTGTCCTGGCCCTGCCGGTAGAGTCGTGCGTTGGCCTGCTGGTAGAGCTCCAGGCTCCAGGTGAGGCCGTACCACACGATCACATGGCCGCCTTCCTGAAGGTTGAGTCCGTAGCCCACGCTGGCCGGGTGAGCCAGAAGCACCTGGACCCTGCCGGCGTTCCACTCCGCGATGTCCTCCGGGCCGTCCAGCGTCCGGGCTCCGGGGATCGCTGCCTTGATGGCAGCCAGGTCGTGCTTGTAGCTGTAGAAGATCAGGACAGGGCTGTCGGTGGTGTCGATGATCTCCAGCAGCGCCTCCAGTTTGGCGTCGTGCAGCCGGACAACATTGCCCTCGTGGGAGTAGACGCTGCCGTTGGCGATCTGTAGGAGCTTGGTCATCACGGCGGCCGCGTTCAGGGCGACCACGTCCTCGTCGTCGATGTGAAGCAGCTGCTCGGCCTCCATGGTCTTGTACTGCTTCATCTCCTGGGGGCTCAGCTTGACCGGGATCAGGTTGTCGATCCGCTTCGGCAGTGTCAGGTAGTCGTCGGCGCTCATGCTGATGCAGATGTCGCTGATGGCTGCCTCGATCTTTTCTCGGGATCCTCGAAGGGGCTCCCACTTGAACACGACGTAGCCGTTCCGAGCTCCCGGTCTGAAATATTTCTCGCGGTAGGCGCCCAGGGTGTGGCCCAGTCGCTCGCCACGGTCCAGCAGGTAGATCTCAGCCCAGAGATCCATGAGGCCGTTGGCCGAAGGCGTGCCAGTCAGACCGACGACTCTGGAGGCCTTCGGGATGACCTTCTTCAGCGCCCGGAAGCGCTTGGCCTGTGGGTTCTTGAAGCTGGAGAGCTCGTCGATCACGACCATGCCGAAGGGCCAGTCCTGCCGGCACTGTTCCACCAGCCAGACTACGTTGTCCCGGCCGATGACGTAGATGTCGGCGTCCACGGCCAGGGCCCGGCGCCGCTGCTCCGGCGATCCCAGCACCTTGCTGACACGAAGGTGGCGGAGGTGGTCCCACTTGGCGTGCTCTCGGGTCCATGTGTCCTCGGCCACTCGCTTCGGCGCGATGACCAGGACGCGATCCACCTCGAAAAGCTCATTGATCAGGACGTCGATGGCGGTCAGAGTGATGACGGTCTTGCCGAGTCCCATTTCTAAAAGCATCCCGGCCTTCGGGTGCTCCAGGATGAAGTCCTTGGCCCGGGTCTGATAGTCGTGGGGGATGTACTTCATAGGCTCACCCCCATGATCCAGCTGCGTATCTGCACCATCCTGATCCAGCTGCGTGCCTGCTCCATGCCAGCGATGACGGCCACGCTGCAGCCCAGTTTCTGGAGTCGTTCGATCTGCCAGCGCTGGATCGCGTTCGGCTCCTCTCCGGAGACCTTCAGCTCGATGAACCAGACCTGGCCTCCCGGCAGTATGGCGATCCGGTCAGGCACGCCATCATTCCCGGGGCTGGTGAACTTCATCGCCACGCCTCCCATGCTCTCGATCTTCCGCCGGAGCCATCTCTCTATGTCTCGTTCTCGTTCCATGGTGTCCTCCTGTGGTAACAAGCGCCCACAAATTTCCCATAATGCGCGTATATGCTCTCGCGGGTGCCTGTTTTTGCGTGTGTAGGGTATATTTTTAATAATCTATATAAAAACCTCGTTACCTCGTTACCTGTGACCGTTTTCCCCTTGCGGTGTCTGGCTTTTTGGTGGTAACGGTGGTGGTAACGTAGAGGGTAACGGCGTCGCAGTCGTTACCGCTCGCCACATTTTAGGTGGTAACGAGGCCCCGGGTGGTCACTTGCTCGTTCCGGGGCCCTCGTTACCGTTACCACTGCGGATAAATACGCGCTGTTTTCCGTAGTCTTTGATCCTCATGGTGGCATTTGCAGGCCGCTCCCAGCCCGGCAGTCTTGCCATGATGGCGGCGATCTCGTCGCCGTCCTTGCGCTGCCAGTAGTTCTTCGGCCGTCCGAAGCACTCGCAGAAGATCTCCATGGCGCTGACTTTTGTGCGCTGCATGGTGCCTTGCACGTTGGGGCTCAGGGCGTCCCGCTGCTGGAAGTAGTCCACGCGCTGGTTCAGATCCCAGCTGTACCAGTCCTCCGGCAGCAGGGTCTCCAGGTAGTCAATGACCTGGCCCTCACGCTCGTCGTACATCAGAGCAGCCTGCTGAGCCTTGGCCGCCTCCTTCTCCATATCTGCATCCAGGAAAGAGGTCTCGCCCTCAGCCACGAGGAGCATGGCCTCGGCCCAGATCTGGGCGCGGGTTTCCTCGGTCATATCCCAGACGCTGAGGCGGCCGCCGCCGTTGACGGTGACAGGCCAGAAGCGCCGGTTGCCGGTGGCGTCTCTCAGGAAGCCGGTGGTGCTGTTGGTGGTGCCGCAGATGATGGCCGTCCTCGGGTGGCGCTCCACCACGCGGCCGTAGGCTGCGCGGTACTCGTCCACCTGGCGGCTGATGAAGCCCTTCATGACGTCGACGTCGGCCTTGCGGGTGCCCTGCATCTCGCCGATCTCCATGATCCAGACGCCCTGGAGCTTCTCGGCTGCGGTCTTGTCCCTGGTGTCTGCCAGGCTGAGGGAGTCGCTGAACCATTTCCCGCCCAGCTTCCGGAGCAGGGTGCTCTTGCCGATGCCGGGCTTGCCGTCCAGGACGAGGACCGTGTCGAACTTGCAGCCGGGCTCCAGCACGCGCTGGACGGCTCCGACGAGGGTCTTGCGGGTGACTGTCCGGACGTACTCAGTGTTCTCGGCGCCCAGATAGTCCACCAGCAGCGTGTCCACTCTGGCCACGCCGTCCCAGTCCGGCAGCCCCCGGACGTAGTCCCTCAGCGGATTGAAGCGGCGCCGGTCGGTGACGATGGCCAGCGCCTTGCTGAAGCGGTTCTCAGGGAACTGGACGCCGTACTGGTCAGCCACCCAGCCGTAGAGCTGGGCCTCGTCGGCGTCGCGCCAGTATTTGTTGGGGCGCTTCCAGGGCAGCTTGCCCTTGACCTCGATGGCGCCGCTCAGCTCGTTGTGCCGGATCCCCTGAAGGGCGGGGTCGTTCTCCAGGATCAGTACGGCGTTGGTGATCAGCGGCTTGACGTCGCCGTTCTCGGATCTGACCAGCTTGGCCTCCCAGTCCTCGTCGGCCTCCGGCAGCTCGCTCTCGAAGTCGAGCACGGCGCGGGCTCTGGTGTCGCTCGCGAGCGTCATGCGAACGCTCGGATCCTCAGAGGCGAACTTGGCCATCTCCTTGTAGCTCGGCCGGTCGCGGCCGCTCTTGTCCTCACTGCCGTCGTCGTGGTCGCCGAACTTATGCAGGCGGACCAGGTCGAAGGCGTTGCAGAGCTGGCCGCCGGCCGGGTCGGTGCTGTGGTTGGAGTAGGCGAACAGATCGCCGTTATAGACCACGAGGCCGGCAGCGGTGGAGCCGGCTGCGTAGGTGTAGCGGTCGTCCTTTGCCGTCGGGGTGTAGATGTCCGGCAGGAAGGCCGCGATGGCCTGGGTGATGGTATAGGTGCGGCAGAAGGCGCCGACGACGCCTTTCTTACTGAGAGGGTCGCCCTGCTTGTCCGCCTGGCGCTTCCGGATCCCGGCCATGCGTGACGACTCCGGCCAGTAGCTGGTGTCGGTCCAGTCCGGGTACTCTGCCAGCACGGCGCTGGCGGAGAGGAAGGGCGCGTCGTAGAATTGGAAAAAGGGCTCGACGTCCGTGCTGTGGCTCGGCCAGTACATCAGACGGGTCGGCTGGAAGGTGGAGTCGTCGAAGTAGTCGATGCCGATCTTCTCGGCGATCTTGCGGGCGATGGCCTCGTACTCGTCCGGCGTGACCTCTCTGTCGAGGGGCATGATCAGACGGTAGCGAGGCTTCGCTGCTGTGTGCTTATGGGTGGAGTAGACGGCCAGGGCGCTGTTGATCTCCAGGTTGTTGATGATGCTGTCCCAGAAGTCGACCGGAGGGAAGTCCAGGTCGAGGGTGAGCAGCTGGCGGCCGGTGACGTAGCCGGTCTTGCGGCGTCCGTCCTTCAGATGGCCGCCGACGAAGCCGCCGATGTCCTTGATCCGGTCCTGCTGCTCCTTTGACATCTTCATGTATTCGGCATGGGTCTCGGGGGTCTCCTGGGAGCGGGCCAGCTTATTCAGCAGCACGGCCCAGCTCACGGTCTTGTTTTTCCAGGCGGTCTCGTAGCGACTCTTGCCCAGGGAGATCAGCAGATCCCCGTTGTGCCTTACCGTGAACAGCGGGGCGCTGATCTTTTCGGCTGTGTTGGTCATGATCTGAGCACCTCCGCGTTCTGTTTCAATTTCTTGGCCACGCCCTCAGCGGCCTCGAACTCTTTCTGCTTTTTCTTGAAGGCAGCCAGCGCGATGCTCTGCTGCGTCTTCAGCTTTTTGAGGGCTTCCTGCTCCTCCTGGAGTCGGTCACGGTAGCCCAGAGCCCGGGCCTTTTTCGGCTGCTCCTGGATGCAGGCGCGGAGCGCTGTGATCCGGCGCTTCGCTGTGTCAATGGGCGGCTGAAGGTCCGCCACCTTTTGGTGATAGTTCACGGCCTCGTTGGCGAGCCGCTTGCGGTCGCTCAGGATCTCATCGGCTCGGTCTTCGCAATACCGGGCCATCTGCATCCGGAGGTCGTCCTGATGCGAAAAATCCAGGGCGACCACCCGGAGGAGCTTCCGGATCCTGGGTGTGCTCGTCGGGAAGAAGACGTCGGGGTTGATCTCCATGTGGCCTGTCTCCCAGCGTATTTTGATAGGTTCCACCGCTGTCCTCCTTTTCTGTGGTGGAGGAGGGAGATCCCCCCCCTTAGTCTTTCATGTAGAACGGGGTCTCGTAGCCGTCGCCGCGCAGCGGGAGGCCGGGAGCCCACGGGATCGGCTCCGCCATGCAGGCGTTGATCCTGGCCATGGCGCCGGTGTCTTCGATTGGCACGTCAACGATCATCTCGTCATGGACGTGCATCACGATGTCGTAGCCCAGAGCCGCGACCCTCTGCATGGAGATGGCCAGGCAGTCTCTGGCGGTGGCCTGGACGATATTCTCGACCAGCTTGCCGCCGTAGGTTTCGGTCTCGCCCCACTGCTTCGTCTCCTGGTTCACGCCCATGTAGACGATGTGCTCACGGCCGTCGCGGGGGTCGAGTTTCAGCTTGGCGTCCCAGTAGCAGAGCTTCCGGCCGCTGGGCAGCTTGATGAACAGGTTGCCGTTGATGTAGCCGAAGGAGATGCCCACGCCCTCCCGGACGCTGTACGGCCTAACCGGGCCGCCGGCCATAGCTTCACGGGCTGCGAGCTCCTCGGGGCTGACCTGGACGCGGATCCCGCGCCTCACGGTGCGGTGCTCCTCGATGGCAGTCCTCACGGCCAGCTCGACGTCCCTCCAGAGCTTCACGACTCTGGGGTTGGCCTGGCGCCACTGATCCACGACGCTCTGGAGCTCGTCCTCCGGGATGGTGCCGCCTTTGTCCATACGCTTCATGGCGCCGACGCCGCCCTGGTAGCCGCAGGCCAGCACGGCCACCTTGCCCTTCTGGCGGAGGTGACTGTTGGCGCCGTGCTTCTCGACCGGGACGTGGTACATCATGGAGGCGGTCTCGCAGTAGATGTCCTTGCCACTGCGGAAGGCGTCCAGGACCCACTCCTCGCCAGCGATCCACGCCAGGACACGGGCCTCGATGGCGGAGAAGTCGGAGACGACGAAGCGGCGCCCGTCGGAGGGGATGAAGGCCGTCCGGATCAGCTCGGAGAAGACGAAGGCCGTCTCGCCGAACAGGGTGCCCATGGTGTCGAAGTCTCCCTCGGCCGCCAGCTCGCGGGCCAGAGCCAGATCCGGCAGCGTGTTCTTGGCCAGGTTGTGCGTCTGCACCAGGCGGCCGGCCCAGCGGCCGGAGCGGTTGGCCCCGTAGAACTGAAGGATGCCTCTCAGCCGGTGATCCTGGCATTGCGCCACCAGCATCGTGCTGTACTTGGCCACGCTGGTCTTGCCGAGGGCGGTGCGGATCTCCAGCACTCTCCGGACGTTCTCCGGCAGGTCTGGCTGCTTCAGCGCTTCGGCGATGGTGTCCTTGGTGACGCTGTCCATCTCCACGCCCTGCTCCGCGAGCCAGCGCTTCAGCTGGGCCAGGCTGTTCGGGTTCTTCAGGCCGGTGAGCTCCTGGGCTTCTTCCTGGAGCTCCTGCCGGCGCTGGTTATCGTAGGCGACGATCTTCTCGACCATGGGGATGTCGAGCTTCACGCCGTTGTCGTTCATGTGTTGGTCCAGAGACCAGAGCGCCTGCTCGTCCTCTGGGGTTTTGTAGATAGATAGCTTCCGGAGGATCTCCTGCTCGGTCACGACGTCCTGCCTGTTGTAGTTCTTGTAGAGCTGCCACTTGGCCGGGTCATGCTCCGGGAGGTTGCGCGTCCTCTGGCCGTTTACCCGGGTAGGCTTGCACGGCTTGGAGAAGAACTGGATCAGCGCCTTGCCCTGGGGGTCCTTTAGCTTCTCAGCCGGTAGGCCCAGCGCCTCGCCGGCGCCTGCCAGGTTGCCCGGCAGGCCCAGCGTCAGCGCCTTGACCATGGTGCAGCGCCACTCCTCGGGAGGCATGGGCTTGTTCAGCCACTTGGCCAAACAGGTGCGCTCGAAGTTCGCATTGAAGGCAGTCTTGACGATCCGGGGGTCGGTGAGGGCCTCGACGAACTCGGCCATCATGTCCGGATCCGCGTCGAAGCAGTCGATGGTCCGGACGTCATCCTCGCCCCAGTCGTCGAAGATGTACGAGATCAGCAGGATGTCGAAGTCGGGCGCCTCCGTGTAGGCGTAGACGCCCGCCTCGGTCAGATCCACGGAGCTATAGGTTTCTATATCTACGCCCATAACTCTGTGCATCGTCGTCCCTCCTTAGAAGTCCTCGTCGTCCTCGAAGCCGTCGCCGAAGTCAGACTCGGCAGAGGCACGAGCAGCGCCCAGGGGCTCGTCGTCCTTCAGCTTCTGGATGTTGTTCAGGCCGACGCCGACGCCCTTGTTGCCGTTGGTGTTGAAGGGGAAGAAGTTGATGGAGGCGCGGCCCCAGCAGCCGGAGTAGACCTCGTCGGGGTCCAGGATCTCGTTCAGATCCTTGTCCACGATGCCGGGCTTCTGGTTGCTGTTGCAGTTGAGGAAGTACATACCCTCGTACTCAGGAGCCTCGTCAGCACGCTCGGCGTCGCCGTCGCGCAGGGGCAGCTTCAGGTTGCCGGGCTTCTTGCCGCCCCACTTGGAGGCGATGCCGTCCTGGACGGCCGCGTCGATGGCTGCGCGGATCTTCTTGATGGTGGCCTTGTCCTCCTTGGGGATCAGCAGGCAGATGCTGTACTTGGCGTCCTGACCGGCCTGGAAGGCGCGGCTCTTGAAGATGTTCACATAGCTGAAGCGAACTTTTCCGGTGATGATTTTGGTGTCAGACATTTTTATTTTCCTCCTTGATTTTAGAACGGCGCGACCTCGTCGTCGCCGGTAGTGAAGTCGGCTTTGGCCGCTTCGGTTGTGTTGATGGCTTCGCGTTTATCAGACTCCGGCACGAGGACCGGCTTGCCTGCGGGTTTGATCAGCAGGTCGCCCAGGGTGGCGGCCAGCTTCTTCTTGCCGACGAGTTTCTCCATCTCGGTGATGCCGTTGAGCTTGCGCTGGTAGAGCATCGCCTCGTCGAAGCCGGCAGCCATCAGCGTGCTGGCCACCTTGGTCTCGTCTGCGTACTTGCGGATGCTGCGGCCCTCGACTAGCTTCCAGCCCTCGAAGTGCTTGCCGGCCAGAGCCTGCTCCAGTGCGTACTGGTTGACTTCCTCGGCCCACTTCTGAAGGTGGTCGGCCTTGGCCAGCACCTCGCCGATCTCCTCGTCAGAGAGCAGCGGAGGCCTCTGGAACTCCATCCGAGCCAGATCCAGGTTGAACTCGGCACGCTTGCGGCAGCGGGCCTTCGCCGGGCAGAAGCGGCACCAGTCGCCGGCCACGAAGTAGTCGGAGCCCTCCATGGCCATGATGGCGCGGGGCGCGACTTCCTCCTCGCCCCAGAGCAGCAGCTCCTTCAGGATGACGACCTCGCTGTCAACGTGGTCGAGGCGGGGCTGGACGACGGTGGTCTTCACGGTGTCGAAGTCGTAGAGATCGCCGAACAGAGAGACGGCGCCCAGGCCGTAGAGGCGGAATTGGGGGTTGTTCTTGGCCTCGACCTTGATGCCTTTGCCGTACTTCAGGTCGATGACCTGGATCATGCTGCCGCCGATGATCACGGCGTCGGAAGTGCCGAAGCCCTCCGGGATCCACTGGGAAAGATCGAGGCGCTGCTCGATCATCAGCTCGGCGCCTTCGCCGGCTGTGGCGAGCTCCTCCAGGACGGTCTCGACATAGAAGTCGGTGGCCTCGTCCATCTCGCCGTTGTAGTAGTCGTCCTGCTGGATCTTGGCCAGGCGCTTCTTGTACTGGGCGTCGGTGATCTCATGCAGGGCGTGGCGGAGCTTCAGCTCGGCCAGGCTGTGGGCCAGGGTGCCCTCGTCGGCGTAGCTGCTGGTGCCGGGATCCGGGCACTGGTCAGACAGTGCGACGGATCCGGGGCAGTTGATCCAGCGATACGCGGCCGATGCAGAGCAGCGGGCGTGTTTAGTCGGCATTGGTTTCCTCCTTTGCGTGGTCCATGACCTTCGGCAGATCGGCGAGGTTCACTTCGGTGAGCTTGTTCTTGCCGGTCAGCTCTTTGATCAGTTCGGCGGCGCGGTTGTAGCCGCATTTCTTATTGAGAGCGGCGAGCTGCTTGCGGACAACGATGCGGAAGTCCTCGGTCACTGTTGCCGGAGCTTCTTCTGCGGCTGCATCCTCAGCGGGTGCCTCAGCAGGCTCAGGAGCGTGCTCAGCTTCCGCAGGGGTGGCCTTTTCGGCCTTCTTGGTGTTCTTCTCAGGGGCATGGGCCTCGGGTACTTCCTGGGGCTCCTGGACGGTCTCAGCGGGTGCAGGTGCCGGAGCGTCTGCGGCTTCCTTGGGTGCCTGAGCGAGCAGGCTCGGGGACTCGATGCCCATGTACTGCTTGAACTCGTCCAGATTTGCAAATTCGACGGTGATCTTCATGCTTTTATTTCCTCCTTGTTTGTGTTATAATGGGGTTGTGTTCTCTTGGGCTCCGGGGCTTCGGCTCCGGGGCTCATTCTTTTTGTGCAGACATAGGCACCACCTCCTTCACAGTCTCAGGCTCCTCGGCCTCTGGGGTTTCGATGCTTCTCAGGATCGCCCGGTAGGCCGAGCGGGCCAGCATTGTCAGGTCGATGTCTTCCATGCGCTTGTCCTCCTTAGATGGTTTTGATGGTCTGGCGACCTATGCAGCCGGTCCCCCCCCGCTCCCACACAAACCAGGAATAGCTGGTGGCGTCGGTGCCTCGGCCGGTGAAGCTGGGGCGCTTGTGCAGGGTGTAGATACCGCTGAGCGGGTGCTCCTGCCACCACTTGAAACGCTTCTCGCTCTCCAGGAAGTTCGTCCGGAGCAAGAAGATCAGCAGGCCGCCAGGGTGAAGCAGCTCCAGGCTCTTGTTGATGAACTCCAGGGCCATACTGTAGGGCGGGTTGCCTATGATGACATCGTAGCCGCAGCCGGGGTCGTAGTCGAAGAAGCTGCCGATTGTGACGTTGTCAGCCAGAGCTTCCAGGGTGCCCCGCTCCTCCGGTCGCAGCTCCACGGCGTCGATCCGATTGTCGTAGCCGCTCTCCCTCAGCACCTTGATGATCTGGCCGTTGCCGGCAGAGGGCTCCAGGATGCGGTCGCCGGAGCTGATGCCGTCGAAGTTGGCCAGGAAGCTGCGGATGGTTTCCGGCGGCGTGGCGTAGAAGTCGTAGGCCTTGCGCTCGCCGCCTCGGTTGGTGGCGCTCATTGTGGCGTCCACCTGCTTCCTCCGCAGATGAAGTAGTCGTCGGCCGGGAGGTAGCTCTCCAGGACGAGAGCGGTCGGGCTGCCATCATGGCCGCAGCAAGCGTCGCAGATGTGGTCGCCCTCTCCGATGGGCTGCATATTGCCGCAGGTCTCGCAGCACTTGTAGCGCTTGTCCTGCTGGGGCTGGGGTCTCTTTTTCTTCATGGTGTTGTCCTCCTTAGTAGAAAAATTTTCTACCTTTAGATTAAAAAAATTAGACGCCGCTCCTCGTCAGTCAATTGCAGCAGCTCGCAGAGCACTCGGATCTCGCTGGGCAGGAACTCGGTCTCGCCCTTGATCTTGTCGCTCAGAGCCTGGCGGGACCGACCCAGCTTTTCAGCGATGAAGCCCATCTTCAGGCCGCTGTCCTTGATCTTCTTCTGGAGCAGTTCGGTGTTTACTTTCATGTGGATCTCTTTCCTTGTGTTAATTCTCCGGGTCATGGATCTGGATGTTGAGCTTGCGGCCCAGCCAGTCCAGGCCCTCGCGGGTCATCCAGAAATAGATGCCCTTCTCGCCGGGCCTGCCGCTCACGACGTAGCCCTTCTTCTCCATCTTCCACAGCGTCTCATAGTCGGGCCCGGACGGCGCCGAGTAGAAGTAGTCGCGGTATGGCTTGTAGTATCGCCGGCCGTGCCGGATGTATGGGCGCTTGTAGTTCAGGCCGATCATGTGGGCCGCGATCTGCACATCCTTCGGGTACTGGTGCAGCGGGATGTCCTTCCTCATGGCGGTCCTCCTCAGTGCTGCGGCTTGTTCTGCCGGGCCTTGTAGAGCTTCAGCCAGAGGCGCATAGTGTCTCGGGTGAGATACCAGGCGCCGCACGCGGCGATGAAGTGGTCGAGGTAGGTGTGGACCACCTCTCCCTCGATGACATACTTGGCGCCGATCCAGCAGAGCTCGAAGGCAATCAGCGTAACGACCAGGCAGATGAAGTAGTTGAGGTAGTAGGTGAAGCGGGTCATTGTTGTGTGTCCTCCTTTTCTTTGGTGGCAGCGAGCACGTCGCACCACTCGATAAATGCTCGTAAAATGGGGTTGGTGTTGCCCTGGTCAGCCCAGCCGGCGAAGCCGATCCAGCCGTCAGCATTGAAGCTGATACACTCCCGGCGCTCGAAGTAGTGGCTGTTGACGTAGAGGAAGCAGCTGATCAGGGCGCCGTTGGTCTTCCGCTTGAGGTCGATCCGGCGGCTTAGGTACATGGAGCCCATCGAGGTCTCGCAGTCTGCGTTGGCCTTCTTGATGTGCTTGTTCAGCAGCATGACCAGGGCGAGGATGTCGCCCTCGGTCACATCGTCATAGCTGAGGCCCTTGCCGGCGAAGTAGTCCCGGGCCTCGTCGTTTGTGCAGACGGGGAGGATCCCCGTCTTTCTCATATATGCAGCCATCAGTCCACCGCCTCCTTACTTGAGCTCGCGGATCGTGGTCCGGAAGTGGAAGCAGACGATGTTATAGCCAGCCACACCGAAGGTCTCGACCACGGCCTTGCCTTCGGTCCCGATGATGAGGCCGTTGATGTCTCCTTTACCGCCGATGTCCAGACCAGAGGCGTCTGTGATAGTACCGACGACCTTGTTGATCCGGCTGATCAGATCGGCGAGCTTTGCCTTCTTCTCATCTTCGAGGACGTTTTCGAGCCACTGCTCGCGCTCGGTTTCGTCGCGGATCTCGAGCAGCCGGTTGGTGATCTGATCGGTCCTGGCGGCGAGTTTCTCGCGGATGCTGCGATAGTCGAGGCCGCGCTCCTTCAGGAACTCCTCGACGTCCTGACGGGGCCAGAGGTTTGCAAGGTCGCTGTCACTGGGCTCCCGGTCCTTGTAGATCTGGCGGTAGCGCTCCAGCTCGGGAAGGGTGTGCAGCGCTTCCAGACGAGCCTCACGCTCTTTCTGGCGGAGCTCCTTCCGGTACTCGATGAAATCGATCCGGCGCTGCCGGTAGTAGATGCTCGCGCCGGCCTTCCACCTCTCGAGGAAGTCTTTGATCACTTGTGGAGCGTTCGCCTCGATGAAGGCGTCCCTGCTGATCTGGGCCCCGAGCTTGTCCTGCCAGTTTTTCAGGATGCGGCGGGCGTCTTCGAGCTTGCCGGTGGCGGTCTTGATGTCGTCCTCCTTGTAGCGGATGTCATACTGGTCGGCGCCTTTGGCGATCAGTTTGGCCAGCTGCTCGCGGTGCTTCGCGAGAACGGCCTCGCGCTTTGCGACGGCGCTCTGGGCGTTTATTACCTTAGCTTCGAGCTCTTTATTTGTCAT